CATAACGGGTTATCCCTGAGCTGTCGCAAGTCTGGGGATGCCGGGGCCGAGACGGACCGTTGCGGTAGTATCGGCTTCGGCCTTCGCCACGGCGCAGATGCCCGCAGGGATAGCGGGATAGGTGTCGACCTTGCTCAGTTTCCCGTCTCCGTCCACGTAGAGCAGATCCCCGGCCGCGAAGGCCGCGTTATTTACCGCGGTCAGGGTATAGCTGCCGGTGACGTACACCCGGCCCGTGCCTGTGGATGCGGCGATGGTTTCTGCGGCGATGCCGACAAAATCGGCGAACTTCACCACGGCACCGGCGACAATTTCAGCTCCGCCGTTCGCGTATGTAATGACGTCCTCAGCCCTAGGATTGACGTCCCGGGAGAGGGTGACGAATGCTGTTGCTGCTGCCGTCTCTTTTGCGTCGGCCGCCACGCCAATGGGAATATTCCCTATGGTCGCGAGCTTGGAGAGTTTTCCGTCAGCGTCAATGTACAGACGGTCACCAGCGGCAAACGAGGCGTTCGTCACGGAGGCGAGCTCAAAGGTGCCCTCGATGTAGACGGCTCCCTCGCCGGTGGATGCGGCGATGGTTTCTGCAGCTATACCACAGAAGTCGGAGAACTTGACCACATCTCCGGCGGCAATTTCATCTCCGGAGTTTGTGTATGTGATGCTCTTTTCAGCCTTGTCGTGCCACTCATAGCCGATCTTCACCCATGCGGTGGTCCCGGCAGTTTCCTTGTCGCGCATGGCCACCCCCAGGAACGCCTTGGAGGCGTCCTTGGTCGCTTTTTTTGCCACAGTGTCGAAATAGATCAGGTCGCCCTGGGAAAACCCCGCGTTATTGACGGAATCGACCTCGTACACGCCACTGAGGGCGACAGGGCCGGTATCACCGTCCGCAATGTCCATCTGGGCGACGCCGCAAAACGTTCCGAGGGAGATCACGTCTCCCACGGACACGTCGGCACTTGTTCCGTTTTCCCAGTCCATGATGGCCCCGGGATGTTTGTAAGTAGCTACTTTAGCCATGTTTTCAATCCTCCTTTAGTCCTGCGGTCCGGTGTTCCGGAACAGGCCGCGATAATCGACTGCGGCCGCTGCCGCGTCGATCCGAACTTTCCACTCAGTACCATCGATGTTCCATCCGTCCTTGCTTTCAAGATAGGGGCTCTGTACACCATTGAGGAAATAAACTCGAACGGTTTTCCCCTTGTCTGCGGCGAGGTACCAGGTACCGTCATCATTATCGTCAAGCCCATGATCAAATATGGGAGTTAAACCGCCACCCTGGAACCAGGGGTTGTACAGGTTGGGCTGATTTTCCACTGCGCCGATCAGCTGGGTAGCAAAGAACTGCCGGACGTGTCCCTTGAGCGCCATGGGGGCCAGAAGGAACTTCGGGCTGATCCCGAGCCGCTTGTTTCCACCCCAGTCTTTGTGCTGGGACATTTTCAGTTCACCCTCATTGAGGGTGTCGATGGAGATCGCGCCGGCAGTGCCAGTATTCTTGTGGCTGGTCTGATGGAACAGAGTCACCCCGTCACCGAGCTTCGGATTTGCCGCAAGGAGCGCATAGGGCAGGGCGGCAACGGTACGTTTTGCGGCCGCTCCAAGCTCGCGCATCACGTCGCTGAATACGGAGAGATCGTCATTGATGATGACCTGCCGCGTAAGGGCGAACATTTGTCCAAAGGTCCCGATCTGCACGGTTTCGTGAGTCTCGGACCTCTCCGCGTATTTGTACTCCTCACCCTCGACCAGGGCGGGAAGGTTCCCGAATGCGCCGACTCCAATCAGGGTCTGGATCTTGAAATCAGGCACGCTGCCGACGCCGCACCACTCTCGCCATGTCTCATGGGTGTCGTTCCATCCCTCCAGCATGGCCTTGTTCGCGATCGCACCGCAGATATAGGGGAAATCTGACGTGCTCATTGCCCTAGAGAGCCACGCCATAGGATCCCCGCGGCGGGTGTCTCCTGCCCTGGAAAGGCAGCGGTCGGCGATCATCAGGAAGCTCATGCCGGCGTAATCGTTACGCTCGTCATCCTCGGTCTTGAGACCGCAGCGTTTGGATATTCCGTCAATAACGGCGGAGCGGAATTTTTCCTTGTCGTCCGATTCAACGTGGATATTTGCCACACGGCTCTCGGACTGTTTCTTTGCCAGGACGTCAAGGACTGCCGCCCGGACTTCATCAACGCTCTGCCCGGTTTCGATATACGGGGCGGAATCTACATCGAACCGTTTGCAGGTCTCGAGAATCTCCCTCACGCGTTCCCGCTCTGCCCTGGAACCCTCACTCCGGACCTTGTCCAGGTCGGGAGTTTCGACCTGCGGCGTATCCACAACCATTTCTTCCTTCACAGCCATTTGTGTACCCCCTTCGTCATTTTGTGTATCAAGAGAGCGCCCCACGCCGACGGATGAGTCAGCGGGAACGCTTACAATGGAGATTTCGAGCGGCTCCCATTTGGTTGCCGTCTCCCGGGCAAGGCGCCCGTCTGACGGCTCCGTGATCTGCCACTCGTCCACCACATAACCCACAGAGACGCCGCGCATGATCCCCTTCTGGACCTTCTGGAATACGGCATCGCTCTCCGGGTCATCGTCGAACCGGACCAGTGCGCGCCCCTTGTTTCCGTCGAGCCATGCTTTTTCGACGGCCCCGACAGGCAGCTTCCGGCTGTCGTGGTTTACCAGGACAACGCCGATCTCCGCGAGCCGCTGAAGGTCCACAGCCCCCGGCTCGTGCGATAGGACCTCCTCGTAGTAGCGGTTTTCCCACCAGTCGAAGCGCTTGTAGGGCATGTCGCTAGAAAACGAGAGCTCCACCGTGCGCTTTTCGGCGTCGATGGAGTCCCCAATGCTCAATTCACGGAAAAACGGCTCTCTCCGCCGCTCCTCCGGCTTTTTTGCCGCGCTCATGTCATTCCTCCTTCTCATCTGCCGATAGTTCCTGCGGCGGCAGTTCACCGAGTTTCACGCCCAGCTCCTCGGCGTACTTCTGTTCGCGTGCCCTTTGCCGCAATACTTCCTGCCAGTCCAACCCCTTTGCGCCGCATATTTCCTCCAGGGTAGAGGCTCCGATCTGCATGGCCTCGCTGGATGCCCGGACCTCTTTCAGCGGGTCGACCCATTCCCATCCGGGTGTGATCCATCGGGCGCTAACGTACCGCTCGCGCTTGCCGTAAAAATCAGAGACTTTCAGGAGACCGGCGAGAACGATGGATTCCACGAATGCCTCCCAGATAGGCCGGCAGAAGTGCTCCACCATGTAGCGCTGGAAAGTAGCAAATGTTTTCCGGTCCTCGAGATGTCCTTGCCTGGCGGACGAGTAGTTTACCTGACTCATGTCCCGGGAGGAGACCTCGTAGGATGTCCCCATGCCGGCTCCAGCCAGCCGCTGCTGCAGAGATAAAAACTCCTTCGCCGTCGCCTGCGGATGGTCCGGCTTTGCCTCGACGACGTCCTCTCCGATGCCTAGGTACTGAATCATCCCAGGTACTATCTCCTGCACAGGCTTCCCGTCGCTTCCGGCGTCCATACGTCCAACGAAGCCACCAGGGGAAGCCTTGCGGATGAAGATGGCGAAGCATGCCGCTATCCGAGCCGCCATCAACTCAGCATCTATGAATTCCTTCGCGTCTTTGACGCGCTGCATAATGGGGGCCAGTTCGCTCACACCGTGGATCTGTGCGGCCCGCCGCCTGTCGTAGAGATGGATCACCTCCTGCGCATCAACGCGCACAGGGTCTTTCGCCAGGTCCATAGGATCCGGGCGGAACCAATATGCAACGGGCTTTAAAAACTCGTCCACCTCTATCCCCTGGTAGACCTTATGCCCGGCGTTTTCCGTGACCATCGTATCCAGCTGATCAGTTTCGAGAATCTGCAGCCGGAGAGGGAATTTCTCCCCCTTCAGCCAGATCTTCCGGATGAATACCTCGCCGTCCACGATCCTCCTCCGGAGAACCAGACCCTGGAGCTCGGCGAAGGATGAACATCCGACAATGTCGCAGTTTCCAGGTCGGATCCATTCCCTCCAGAGTTCCTCTATGGCGTCATTCTTTTTCTCGTCCTCTTGTCCTCCGGCCTTCATCACGTGGGCTTGTGGAATAATTCCCTGAGATCCGATGGAGTTTCGGAGGATAGCCCCCAGAGCAGATACAATGATGTCTGAATTCCTCTCAAGATCCCTGCCGCGATCGATGAGAAGCTGCCGTTCTGGTTTGTCGATCTCCTCCGGTGCTCTCCCGGTGACAGGTCTCCATCCCCCCTGCGGCCTGTCGAGACTCGCTCCGTCGTAGGCCGCCAGGCGCTTGATCCAGTTCCATAGTTTCCTGATCATCGCCCCGGCCATGCCGCATACGCTGTAGTCCCATAGCTTTCACCAGCGATCTGCCCGCGTAGGAAATCGATCCTCGACTGGATGACAGGGAGATCCGCGCGGCGCACTACACGCCCTCCTATCCGATACTCCTGGGCGAGAAGTACTGCTTGAAGTGCCTCTTCGTAAAGTGCCAGTTCCTCTGTATTCGTCAAATGGCCTTCACCTCCTTTCTGAAGTCAACAAAAAAGCCGCCTCCGAAGATACGGCTTGATTTGTGATGACTAAAAGCCCGTCCACGAGTCACAAAGATGATTTGCGGCTCGTAGAATAGGCAGAAAAAAAGACCGCCCTGGGGAGCGGTCTAGGAACCCGGCGTCAAGGTAGCGATGCGCCCGGTGCGGTGTGTCATCGGCGGAGCCAGCTCTTCCGGTGGCCGAGCCACGACCCTGTAGGCTGTGCGGGCTCAACCTCCTGTTGCTTGTGCTGCTCCTGGACATCAGTCAGATACCGGACGCCGCAGAGTTCCGCTATAAGGGCGTTGTACACCAGGCAGTCCAGGAGGTGGTTCGGAGCGTGTTGACTGATTTTGACCCAAACCTCCCGCTCTTTGCCAGTTTTCCGGTTCCTTTCGACCGTTTTTTGCTCCGATGTCATGTGATTTGCCCAGTATTCCGGACAGTTTTTCGGTACGTGCATGGCCCCCGGAGAGCCCGGCGGCCTGCGGAGCCGACCAAAAATATAGTCTTTCCAGTAGTCCGTATCCGTGATCAGGAGCTTCAATCCTGCCCATCCCTCTTTGTCCAGGCTCGAGACGCTGTAAAACCGACCTCCGAGGCTCTGGGACGCGCCCTTGACGGGTTTTGCCACGTCCGAGTGAGCGGTGCACCACTGATACACCTCGTCCGCCCGGTAGCCGGAGTCCACACCGCACATGCGGACCTGCTTCAGACCGCCGCCCCCCACCGGGTATTGGCGGTCAACAATGATTTTTTCGAGGTCTCCCCAGCTCTCAGCCCTGCCGAAATCGACGATCCACGAGGATGCGCCGACGCCCCACGCCACGACCTTCCACCAGAAATGGTCCAGCTGCACGTCGATGGCGGCGGTCAGGAAATGTGCCTCCGCCGGAACCTCGCCGAGGTGGTAATTCCCCTCCTGGGCAAGTAGCTCCTGCCCCTTGACCTCCACACGGGTATCACGCCACGGCTCGCCGAGCCAGCTGTTTATGAAGTTCCTCAGTCGGTCGGGGAACTCCTCCGACTGAAGGAACTCCGAGGCAACCTGCCCGAAACTGACGAAGGGGGAGTAGATAGACGACAGGTGAAACGCAACGTGGCGGGGAGGCGTCGCCGTCGCCCGGTCGTCTCTCCACTCCCCTTTTCTGAGCATGTCTAATTTATCTGAGTCGTCTATGAGCCCGCCGCAGTACTGGCACTCGTACCATGAGGACGAGAGCGCTTTTTCCGCCGCGTCATGGAGCTTCAGCGGATCGCCCTTCGCCTCCCGCTTCGCAGCCCGCACCTCCTCCGGCCACTTAACCTGCGCCAGAATGAGTTTTTGCATGCGGCCGCAGTGAGGGCACGGCACAAAAAAAGAGCGCCTGACATCAGCGCTTTCATATTCTCTCCATATGCGTCCCCGCTCAGTGGTGGGAGTACTAGCCTGTAAAATCTTTCGTGCCCGGAATGTTTTCGTACGCTCCCTGGCCAGGCTAATAGGATCTGCTTCCTCACCCGTAAAGGCAGGGAATTTGTCCACCTCGTCGAGGAACAGATACCTGATTGGCCTCGAGGCGAGGGACGCGGGAGAATTCGCACCGGACAGACAGACGTACGCCCCGGCAAACTGGAGCTCAAGAATTTCCGACTTCTGCCGGTCCCACCGCTCCCGAAGCGCCTGACTGGACTCAATCATGGGCTGAATCCGGTTTTTTGACGTGTACTCGCCCAGGTCGAGCGTCGGGTAGACGACTAGAGAGCTCCCGGGATCTTGCGCGATGGCGTACCCAAGGCAGTTGTTCAGTGCCTCGCTTTTTCCGACCTGTGTAGCCGTGCAGAGGGTGATGGTTTCCACGTTCGGATCGGTAAACGAGTCCATAATGTCCCGCAGGTAAGGGACAACGTCAGTTCTCCACCTTCCCGGCATCGCGCTTGTTTTTGCGTCCAGGATGCGATTTCGGTCTGCCCACTGGCTTACGAGGAGTTTTTCCGGCGGCGTCCACGCCATGGTTTCTTTTGGCAGCCGTCTTGGGATCGGGAGTGTATTTTTCGCCCCGCGCATAGTCCGATAGCACCTCCCTCACCCGCTCCGCGATGATGGCTTCCATTTCCTGCTCCGTCTTCCCGGCCAGCTCCATAGGGAGGACTTTCGCGAAGAGTATGAACGTGGACTTCGCCTCCAGTGCGCGCATGGCCCAGGCGTCCTCCACGTCCTCTTTCCGAAAATAGAGGTCCTCTAGGGCCTCGCGCATAATCTTTTCCCTCTTCGCCCGCTCTTCGCGGAACAGGGTGTCCGCCTGGAGCTTCCGGAGTTTTATCCCCGTTTCCTCCGGGGTGACCTGCCGGTTCGCGAAGCGCCCACGGTCCCACTGGACCACGGCGGCGAGGTCCCATTTCCCCCTACCAAGGAAGGGACAATCGTCTTTTTTCCAGTCAGAGAGGGTCTGCCGGGAGACGCCAAGAATCTCGCACACGTCGCCCGTGGAGAAAATAAACTTTGGTTTATAGTCGCCCGGCTTTTCCAACATACGTCAACCCCCATGTTTACTATTTTTTAGGCAGGTGAGCGCCGCGCGTGCGCCGACC